CACTAATTTATGTATACAAAAAATTAATATGTCTTTAGTGCAAATTAAATATGGAATCTATGGCGCATTAGGTTGGTATGTAATTACACAAATAGGAATTATTGAAGCATTTAAGGTAGCACTATGATCAGTTTATTAACATCTATAGCGCCCATAGCTTTAGGTTTTGTTGCTAAGTTATTTGCTATGAAACAACATGCTAACTCAGAGCAGCAGAAGCTTATGATTCAAGCAATGCAAGTTAACAATCAATCTGTAAACATGGCAAGAGAAGCTGCTGCAAAAGAAAGTCCATTTGCTGCAATGAATAGGCGAATAGTCATACTTGTTGTGCTAGGTCTACTCGTAACAATACAGTTTGCTCCTGTACTTGGATTTGATACTGTTATACCTACAATCCAAGAAGGGTTTTCAGTCCTGGGTATCAAGCTAACCTCTGATACGACAACGTATGAGACTGTATCTGGAATGGTCAAGAACCCAGAAATTTACTCATTCGCAGAGCTGTTGATCAGCTTTTTCTTCGGATCGCAATTAGCTAAAAAATAAGGAAAAACAATGACTTACAGAGAATTAATTAATCAAATATTAATAAGACTTAGAGAAGAAACAATACTTGTTGATTGGTCTGGCAATATTAATGACAATACAGTAGTATCAGATTATCAAAAAGTAGTTGGTTCTTTAGTAAATGATGCTAAACGATCTGTAGAAAATTATCACGATTGGTTGGTCCTTAGAGAAACTAAAAATATAACTACTGTAGTTGGCACTAAAAATTACAGTTTATTATCGGGTCAACAATTTAAAATTATTGATGCAATTAATAACTCTACAGGCACTCAATTACTCCAGGTAAGCCAAAGCTACCTTAATAAGACAAAGTACCCAATAGACCCTACTGGTGAACCTCATTATTATGGCTTTAACGGAACAGATACTTCAAATAATTTAAAAGTAGATTTATCACCAATTCCTACACAAATACAAACAATATCTTTTGATTTTGTGAAGCATCAAGATGAATTAACTTTAGCTGCTACAGTATTAAAAGTTCCAACACAACCAGTTTTGTTAGCTGCTTGGGCTAGGGCAATTTCAGAAAGAGGTGAAGATGGTGGAACACAATCTAGCCTTATGGCGCAAGAAGCTAGTGAAGCACTTAAACAAGCAATTATGTTAGATAGTGGAAATACTGAATATGAATCAGATTGGTATGTTAACTAATGGCTAAACAATTATCATACAACCCTTTACTTAATATAGGTATTCATGGATTAAATACTCAAACTAATCCTGCCTCATTAGAACCAGCTTGGTTGCAAAAAGCAGAAAACATTGTTATTAAAGAATCTGGTCGTTTATCTATAAGAAAAGGATTACAACAAGCAACAACTCCTACTGGTGCAAAAATAGGTTCTATGACTGAACACAATGATGGAGGCACTAATAAAATATTTGCAAGTCATGGTAATTCTATTTATACAGTAGATTTTACGAATCCTAATGCAGCTTTTCCTGCAAGTGGTCTTGATGTTAAACATACTGTATCTGGTACAACAGCAGATTGGCAATTTATAAATTTTAACAAAAGATTGCATTGTTTACACGAAGGATCAGTTCCTCAAAGATATGATGGTTCTGCTGCAACAGATGAAAAATGGTCTAATACTTACACCAGTAACGCAATAAATTTAGCAAATGGTAGTGTAATAACAGATACAGCTCATGCAAGTAATGGTATTTTAAAAGATAAAACCTACCAAATTACAGTTTTAGGAGCTATTCCTACTCCGTTTGATTTAGTTGGTGGTGCTACTGACAATGCTGTAGGTGAAGTTTTTACTGCAACATTTAATGGTGCTGATGGTCAAAGTGAATTAATAGCAATGAACAAAATGATATCTGGCACAGTATATAAAATTATTAATTTAGGAGATTCTGCTGCTTCTTTCACTGCATCTAATGCTGGAAATAGTCCAGCAGTAGACACAATATTTACAGCAAATGCTGTTTTAGGTACTGGAACTGGACTTGTAAGAGAAGTTTTAACTACTACTAATGGAAGAGTAGTAGAAGTAAAAACTAATCCTACGCTTACTACTATTACAGTAGACAGTTCAAATGGTTTTCCAACTTCTGGACAAATTATTATTGATGATGAAATTATTACTTATACTGGAAAAACAAGTACAACATTTACTGGATGTATTAGAGGTGCAAAAGGAACTACTGCCACACATCATTTAGATAATGCTGTAGTTACTAATAATACTGCACCTCCAAGTGTTAGCAGTGGTGAATTTAAACCTACTTGTGGTACGGGTTTTTATGGAAGGCTTTGGTTAGGCGGGGTAGCAGAAGAAAAAGATGTTTTACATTATTCAGCTTTGTTAGATGGTGATGACTTTACTTTAAGAAGTGGTGGTGGTGCGTTTGATTTAAAAAATGTTTGGGGTAGAGATGACATAATTGCAATAGCCCCTTTTTATGGTCAACTTGCAGTTTTTGGTGAAAAAA